CTGCATCTCTAAGATATATTGTTCCTGGTGTAGTGTCGCCATCTAAAATATATGTAGTATCTATATCCGCATCTAAGTCTGTAAAAGTAGTTGTCAAAGGTGCTCCACTTGACATTGTTATTGTAACTGTCTTAGTTGTTGTACCTGTAACAGATACTGCTGTAGGGTATGGATTAGTACTTTCATAACTTATACATCCACATCCGCTTCTTTCCCATGTACTACCATTCCATTTATGGAAGCTATGTCCTGTTGGGTGTTGTAGAAATATTGTATCTCCTATTTCAGGCTCATGGTTAAGTGCATCCATAACCTCTGTGTACGCAGCATTCGGCAAGTAGCTTTGTGGACAACTTATACAGCTAGGTGGGCCTACTGTACAATCTTCGTCAGTACAGATAAAAAATGCACGTGCGTCTTGCTCTTCACTACAATTCATTGGTATTCCGCCTGTCAATACTCCGTCACCATTTCTTATGATATTCCAACAGACATCTGCTATGTTTGCAAGTTCTGGATATTGTGCTTGTAGTATTAGTATTTCCGCAGGTGTTAATGCACTACCTTCTATAAAGTGTGGGGTGTGGTTAAACACATCTATACTTTCTAAAGTAGGTAGTATTTCAAATGTTGCTGGTCCACTTATTTCTACAAATCCTGCCCCCGCATCACACCACAAAGAGTACGCTCCAGTTATTGGAAGTGTAGGATTTATAAATGTAAAATTGCCTTTACCCGTAGATGTAACCCATATATAGCTAGTACTGTTTACAACTGATGCAGGGTTTAATCTCCATTCGCTAACACCATAGTTACAAGCTTGGTCATTCTCTGATACATCTATGCAAGCACATTTACCCGTGTCGTTAACTGCACCTGCTGTTGGGGCACATACAACACTTGTTAGTGTTTGTACTAATGTGTTATTTACATTGTTTGTGTCTATACCATTTCCACTTATAACAGAAGTCATTGTAAAAGGTGCTAGACCTATGTCTGTTACTTTTGTAACAATTTTTAACCACTTAGTTTGCCCAACAAGTAAAGATCCTACAGACCAAACTTTTGTAGTAGGGTTAAAGGTACCTGTATCAGTAGACCAAGTCTCTAATTGCAACCCATTTGCTGGAGTAACATTAACTACAACAGTTATTCCTGTTGCTGTAACTGTACTTAAATTTGTAGCAGGTATCCACCAAGTAGTTAAATTGCCATTAAGTGCTACATTAGCAGGTGATGGTGATGTATATGTCATTATATTATTATTTTTATATTAGAAACCCCCTAAAATAAGATCAGGAGTACTATCTGTTAATTCACCACTTAAATCTATAGATATATCTTCACATATTCCAGTACATTTATTACAAATTTTATTATCGTCACAAGTTATATCTATACATTCATTTTTGTAAACAATTATAATTTTACCTGATGTAGATAACATACCACAAGATACTTTATAAACAATTTCTCCTGATGCATATTCATTATTTGCAGGAATAAAAGTTATTTTATCTGGGGTAATAGTAGGAAGTCCTGTAACATTTTTAGATGATATTATACTAAATTTTGGTTCAATATCTTTGCAAGATACTGTAACAGGTGATATATCTATATCAGTAATAGGTCCACATGCAGTTACTTGATCAGCTACCAACATATTTGGTGCATATATACAATTATTATTGCACGGAGCAACTGGTGGTGGTGAAATCACCATGCACGAACAAATAGGATTAGACATTTATACTAATATTTAAACGTTAAGAGCTTTTATAGCTCTAATTGCTACTTGAGCATTTTCTACTGTATCATATATAGGAGCACCATCTACAAAATATAGTGCTATAGGAATACTTTTACCTGTAGTAGAATTATAATTAGGTAATATATACATACCATAACAACAATCTGGACCACATCCACATGCAGGATCTGTATATGGTATTGTGTTTACTGGAATTTTTTCTCCATCTTTCATCATGGAAGCAGTACCAGCAGTAAGATATATATTTCTTTTATCGTTTGGATTAATTTTCATTTTATTATTTATTTAACATTTACAGTTAATATGTTCAAACATTTTTTTTACAATATCATAATGCTTTGTAGCTTCTGTTACATTACATATGTTTGCATTAACTTTTATAAATTCTATTTCTCTAAATATAGGCCAGATTTTTTCTTTATATTCATCTATACTATATTTTAAAAGAAGTTTAGTATAAGAACACATTATATTTATTAATACTGCTTCACATATACTAAAAAGATCTCCACAGCTGTCTACTTGAAATTTATATACTCCATCATTACCACATCCATTATTAGATGGTAAATCACAATAATTTATTCTTGTACTACCATTTACTCTAGCTTTTATAGTTTTAGTAAGATCCCCATTTATTATTGTAAGATCAAATTCTTCTGCAGGAGTATTAAATTCAGATGTTCCCCATGTAGATTTATCTACAAATAATAAATAAGAATCTTTATATTCTATTCTAAAATCAAAATTATTATTTATTATACAAGAACACTTCTTCATTTATTTCTATATACTATTAAAAAAGTTATAAGAAGGGATATCACTATTATGATATCCCTTATATATATTATCCCGCTACTATCTTACCGTTTGGATTAGGGTATTCTTCTGTAGCTACTGTAAAGTCTGCATTAAGCACTCTTTCTATTTGATCTTGATCTACATCACAAGCTAGTGGTTTAAAAGGAGATTTACAACCTGCTATAGATTCCAACCAAGGATTTATAATAGATTCAAATTCTGTTTTAAATGCTGTATTAGAACTAGGAACAGCTAGTAAAGTTCTCATATGTATGAAGCTAGGATTAGCAGCTACAATTCCATCTCTACTAGGAAGGTCATATTCAAAATTATATATACATACTGCATCATAACTATCACAACCATTAAACAATCCTTTACCCATTGTTGGAGTTCTAGATCCTGGGAAAAAGTTTTTATATGTTCCAGTAAATTCATCATATCCCCAGCTAAATGGTTCATTTAATGATGTATCTTGTTTAATAACTCTAGGAATTACATCGTATACAAGGTTTCTAGGAATTTTATAATCTTGTTTTATAAATTCTCTAAAGAATCCAAAGTTGTTATGATTATAAGATGTAGATACTCTAATATCTGTATACAATGTTTTTTGCCAGCTATCAGGTCTATCACAGAACTTATCTAATTTGATAGGTTTAGGAACTACTCTTAAATATGCACATGGAGTTGTAGTTGTTGTACCAGTACATCCACCACATTCACCTTGAGTGACAACATTATAAACTGGTAATCCTGTACTACATGGAGCAATAGGTGCTCCACCTTCACCAAGTAATTCTACAGGTACACAAGCATTTACTAGTATTTTAACTCCGTCACAACATGGTTTACCTGTACCTGCAAATGTAGACGCATCTAAAGCATATCCTTTATCACCTAAATAGGTATTTAAAAGACTTACTACTTTTGCAACTTGTGCTGTGCCAGTAGTTGTACCAGCAGTGTCATTAGTTGTCCCAATAAAATTAGTTGTTACACCATCTACTACAACACCTGTGATTGCTGAAATATTATTACATCCTACACAAGGAGTAGATTCTGTAGTAAAGCAAAACTCATAATCATTTGGATGTAATACATACACATGAAATGGTTTATCTTTGCCTTGATGTTCTCTAACACGCTTAAGTAAAGATATATTCTTTTTAAGTGAATAATTTTTATCTTTACCATTAAATTTATTAGCTAATGCACAAGCTACTTCTTTACAATCTAAAGGTTGTTCACAGCCACCGCAGTCATCATAATCAAATTCTACTGTTTCTGTAAATCTTTCATAACCTCTAAACTGATCATATAGCCTTTCATATTCTTCATTTCTAACTTCTACTGTTAGAGAATAAGATTCACCTCTTTTAACACATCCTATACCTACATCTACTATTTTAATTTGTCCACAAGATGGTCCTTCTGCAGTAGCAGCATTAAGATTACAACTGTTTATTTTTTTACCAGCTACATCTCTTAAAACATCTGCAATACCATCACCATCTGTATCTATACCTTGAGCTATTGCTAAGTTAGGTACACTTTGTGCTGTAGATCCAACACCTACCGATACTTTTGTATCTGCATTATAAATGACAATTTGCCCATCTTTTATTGCAGGATTTAAACCATACTGGTTATCTATCTCAATAAATAGAGCTTGATCTGCTGGAAATATGCTGTAATTTTTATCAGCTACCAACCATCGTTCTTGTAAAATTCTTGACATTTGTTAATTTATTTAGTTATTAATATATACTTTTTCATTAAATAATATAGATTCTATAGTTGCTTGATAATTCTCATCAAAATTTTTTCTAATAAGATACTCTGCTAAATCTACTATTTTTATCCATACTATTTTATCATCAATCATTAAATGATGATCTTCTGTTATTGTATCCCCATCTTGATTAATATATAGTCCATTTTTTACTCCACCATAGTATGCTACATCTGGTATCCATCTCAAATAATCTATATATACTTCTGATACTTCTAATGTATTATTGTGATAAATATGTAAACCTAAACTATCTTCATTACTAAAAGATTCTCTCCAATTATAATCAGGTCTAGTATTACTATCACGTAAACTTTCTTCTACTTTATGAGTGAATATATTATTTATAAATATTTCACCTTGTATATCACAACCTACAGCATTACCAATGGCATATCTGTTTAAAGTTGTATAATGATCAGTAGGTAGTTTAAAAATATAACTTTTATTATTTTTTGATATATAGGATAATTTAGTATTTTTATTTTCTAAACTTCTTAATCTATCACTAAGAGTTCTATTTTTTTCAACTATTACTGTATAATTTTCTAATAATATTTCTTTAGCTTGATTTAAATAAGAATCTACATCTACAACTGTTAAAGCAGATTGGTGATCAGAAAATATTCTCATCAGTCTCTTTTTTAACTCAAAATGTAGTCTTTGTACTTTAATCATTTAAATCTATAGCTTTTTGTAGCCTATATAAAGTTTCATTATTAACAGGATTTAATAGATAATTTACAACTGCTTGCTTATCTTTACCTATTTGTACTCCAAACAACACATAAGAATTAGATTCTCTGTCTTTTTTAATAAAACCTTTAAAGCCTTTATTTATATAATTTCTAGCTTCTAATTCATCTGCTGGGGCTTCTGCTAGTTTTGTAAGATACTTTTGTCTACTTAAATTAGTACCTGCCATTTTTCTATCATCTAAAGCTGCTTCGTCTAATATATCACTAATTAGATTTATATCTGTATCTGCGTCTATAATAAGACCCATTGCTAAAGCTAATGAACGTTTTTTATCATCACTCATATTTTCTAGCAAGCGTTCTGCAGTTTTTCTTTCTTCTCTAGCAGTTTTTTTGGCATCTCTATCAATTGTAGAATCAACAATAATATATTTTGCTCTACCATTTAAAGCAGCGTTTGTTACTTCACCACCTATTTGATATTTATTATTTACCTGTACTCCTTCATACAAAAGAAAATCTAATGGATTTTCTGTATCTAAAGAACCATAACCTTCATCTAATACAAGTCTTAAATTCTTATGATTAAAAAAAGGATCTTTTAAGTTAAAGATATCACAAGATACAATAGGTCTATTATAATCATAATGTGATTTCATATCATTTATAAAATTACATCGCTTAACAAGTGTATTTAATTCTTCACTGTTGGTTATGAAATTTTTTAAATTATATCTTTTTCTGGATGCAGAAAAGGATATAGGTCTTTCACCTTGTTTAGAGTTTGGAAATCTTTCTCTTTTATATTCTCCTAAAGATCTTACTGTTCTTTGTCCTAAATCATTTTCATCTTCACCATACTGCATAATAGGTCCATCAGTATTATTAAATTTTTTTGATAAAGGGCTAGGTATAATTTTTATTAATGCCATATTTTCTTACTTTCTATTTTTATTTTAAAAAAAGAGACTCGGTATCACATCTCTAATGTCCTAAGGTAACTATAACTTTTTCTGCAACAAATGGTGTAAACCTACCATGAGTTATATACCGATATTTTATTAACATTTCTTAACCTTTCCACCAGTTTTCATGGTAATAGGTTTTATTACTTTCTTTTTTACTTTACTTTTCATTATTAATAATCAACTGAAGGTATTACAAGTAATGATAAATTAACGTCTTTCATTCTTACACCAAATGAATCTGTAGCATGCAAGCTATAAGATCTTCGTGTATGAGATGCAGAATATCCGCCTCTACCAGTTGCACCATTAATAGGTCCTATTGGAGACCATATACCGCATATATAAGTAAATGCTTGAGCATCTTTTCTTCTAAGTAATTCTATATTACCTTGAGATCCCAAACCATAATCCATTATAAAGTACATGTACGATGTAAGTGGAAGTTTAGTATCTGGGTGTACAATACCACCATTTAACTCTCTATTATCTAACAATGGTAGATGTTCAAAGGTAAGAGACCCAAATGGTTGTAAATCTACAGACAAGAAGCTTGGTGCCATTATCTTATAACCAGGACTATTAGATCCAGGATATGGCGCACCTTGTTTAACAAATTTATCCCAAGGAATTTGTACATTCATCATCTGATACAACTCTCTAATAGAATCATGAGCTTGCATCATACCCATTCTACCTGTTTTAACTATAATATTAGCGTTCTCAGGAGAAATAGTATCCCAACCTACTTCTTGCATGAAATCTCTAATAGCATCTGTACTAAAGTTTCCAATAGGGTAAGTCATTATGTTAGCATCTTCCATAAATTCCATTACACCAGGTCCTATCCTTCTGTGTAATCCTGAAGTATGATCTATAATGTTTTTACCAGCTGATCTACCATACCATAATGCAAGTTCTTTTTCCCACTTAGCTTCAGCAAGAAACTCTGCTTCTAAGAAACTTATAATTTGATTAGGTATAGCTCTATTCTCTAAACCAGTCTCAGCATCACATGCTTTAAGTACCATGTTTAAATCATGAGCTTTATTTGTAACTTCTAGTTGTTTACCCCAGTCAGTTAACCAAGTTTTAAACTTAATATATGTACTGTTAGATCTAATTTGAGTAGAACCATAACCAGTAGAATATTCTGAGTAACTTGCACTAATTTTAATCCACTTTAAATTTGCTTCTAACAATTCTGGATCAAAATATGCTTTAGGGTCTTGAGTAACAAGTTGTACAGTATAGATAAAATCTAAACCATCTCCTACTGGAAGATATTGTACAATTACTTGTTGATCCCATGCTATTTCTGGAGCAAGAATATCACCTGGTACAAAGTTAGGGTTATCTAGTTTAATTTGAAATTCATCAAAAGAGTGACCTGGAAACTTAACTCCAGGATGTAAGTTTTCTTTAGCTATGGTTTCTATTTTACCAGAACCTTTTAAACTCCATTCTACTTCATCTGCATCTACTATTCTTTCTTTACCTGCACCAATTAATGAGTCCCATAATGTAGTTCTTTTACCACTTAATGCTGGTCTAGCACTTGCAATAGTTTGAGTAACCTTATCTAGGAGTACAGCTGCTTTTTTTGAGTGTGGGAAATGAGAAAGCAAAACATTCTCAGAAGTAAAATTACCCCAAGGCATCTCTTTATTAGCTTCCTGATGTATTTCCCATTTAGTAGGTCTTAATCTTGCCATTTTTTTAATTTAGTTTATTTTATTAATCTTCAAAATATGTAGAAGAACTTCTGCGAGTTGTTTGCTGGGAAGTTCTTTCATTTAATGTATTTAATAGATTAGTATTAACTTTTCTTTTAGCTTTTTCCACTAAACTAGAAAAATCAAAATTATCTAATATTAATAGTTGTAAAGCTAACTGTTGTTCAACATCTTGCCTGAACTCATTCATCTTAACTTCTATTAATGGTACTTTTTGTAATCTTTTTACTCCTGTATTATCTATAAATTCTACAATTTCTGTAGGTTTAAATAAAGAGTCTTCAAACTTCTTTTTATCTTTAATAGACAGTCCTTTTACACTGCCTTTATCTATTTGAGTTTTTACTGCTTTTTGATATTCTAGATATTGTTTTTGAGATTGTGCTATTTGAGCATCTCTAGTTTTCTTCCAGTTATCAAAAAATATAGCTTCTTGTTCTTTATGAAATGTTACAGCTTCTTTTGCTTTTTCTACAAGAACACCTTTATCTTTATAAACTTCTACAAGATCATTAGCATCAGGAGTACCTTTTAAAGTTAACCAACTTTTAACAATCTGTTCTAGTTGAGCTTCTTCTTCTTCTCCTGTTATTTCTAAAGATGCTATTTGATTATAATTTAAAGCAGTGCTTACATCATCTTCAGATGCACCTTCTAATATAAGATTTAGATATTTAGCTGCTTCTCCGTATTTATCTTCAACATCTTTAACTACATCTTCTTTTACTTTGCTTAATTTTGTTTTTAAGTTTGTAATAAGTACTTCTGGTTTAATATCTTTATCTATTGTAAAATCTATTAAATCAGGATCTTCTTCTTGTAAACTTAAGGCTAATAAAGCTAAAGTATTATAATCATCTAAAGATTCTGGAGCATCAGGGGTAACAGGTGGTAAATCATCTACTGTTTCATCTGCTATTTCTTCATCATCTTCATCATCTGCATCTAAAACTGTATCTCTTGTAGTATTTGTAATAGGTGTAATAGGTTCTATAGGATCTGCAAAATCACCTTCTGCTTGTTCATCTAAAGGATCTACTACATCTTCACTATCATAGAAATCTATAAGTGATGTATTTAGAAATTCTGAATCGTCTAAGTTTAAATCTGCTATCTTTTTACTCATAATTTTATTTTCTGGTTGCAAAGGTACTATACATAAATTTATTAATATAAGAATTGTTCTTAAAAGGCTTAAATAAAATTCTGCGCCTATGTAATTATGTTACTATTAATAGGTATATATAATTCTTTAAGTTATTTAATTATTATTATTTTTAGATCTAGCTGCTATTCTAGCCTTTTCTAAATCTGCTTTTATTTTCTGATCTGCTATTCTCTCTTCAAGTTGTCTATCTTTATCTTTTTCTGTACTATCCATTTCTTTTATTTTTATAAGATCACTTTGTCCATCTTGGTCTATATCCATTTGGTTAGCCATTGTCATAGATCTTAACTTTTCTGTATATTCTCTTGATTCTCTATCTAATGCTTTTTCAGAAGATAAGAACTGTTGTTCCATTTGTTTCATTTCTGCTTTCATTTTCTCTATCTGCTGTGCTTGTTCTGCTTGTGCTGCTTGTGCTTGTTCTTGTCTCTTCTGCATCTTTTCTTCTGCTGCTTCTGCTACATTTATAGCATCTGCCATATTATTAGTCATATAAAGTCTTATAAGCTCAGGGAAGGTTATCATTTGATTTTGTATCATAGCCTGTCCTAAAGATTTTATAAGTTCTAATTTGTTATAATCTTCAGAAGAATTTCTTATTGTAATTCCTATTTCCGCATCATCTAAAGATTCTTTGTCTAAAGTTAAATCTGCTATAGACATATCATCTAAAACATAAGATGCAACATATTCATTTTCTCTTAATGCTATTTTTTCATTCCATATATGTCTGTTTAATAATCTTTCTACTACTTCATTATGTAAAGTAAATAAATCTTGTGTCTGATATGTAGACTGTTGTATATTACCTTGTGCGTTTCTGACAGCTTCTGTTGCCACTATTTGCCCTAATCTTTGTGGATTATAACTCATAGCAAGAGCAGCTTGTGCTCTTATCCAATCTAAATGTTGTAAATGGGCTGCAAGATCTTGTAACTGAGAGAGATTAAACTCTTTAAACATTTGCCCGTCTATACCATTTAAAGCTTCATTAGATGTATCTAAAGGGAGTAATTTACCATGTCTAGCCATCATTAACCACTTACCAAAACTCCAATCTTTAGGTTTAAGAGAATCTGATATAGCAAATATTCTTCCTATATCTGTAGATTCTTTTTCCTGTATCATTGCAAGTTTTATATTAAACTTATCTTGCCAAGGTTTAGCTAAATCTATAGGTGCTATATTAGGAGTGTTATTAAACAGTTTAGAATATTTAGATCCCATAATAGGCATTGTTATATTCCAAGGCTCTAACACATTTTTATACTGATTAGGAACAGGTCCTAAATCAAAATAAAAAGTATCATCTGCTCCACCAAAATCTACTCTTCTTCCCATATAAGCATGTGGGAACCATACAGTCTTAACACTAAAATCTTTTTTAGGATTTTTAGTATAACTACCATCTACCCAAAATTCTACAAATTTTTGTTTTTCTGGGTCATATCTTTCTACAAGTTTAAATTTTCTGAGAGATTTAAATACTACAGTTGTTCTTTCAAATAAACCTTCACCATTGCTTATGTTTCCAAACTTTGTATGAAGTTCTGTTAAAAATGCTTGTCCTTCTCTAGATGACCAGTGTGGTGCTTTATCAAATAGATTAGTTTCCATATCAAATTCTGCTATCTTAGATGCCATAGGTTCAGGAAATTCTCCCCTTTGTCTATAATAAGCATTGTCTACATCAAAGTTTTTAAGTTTTTTTAAATCTTTTTCTGTTAGTTCATGACCATGTTCTTTAAATAGTGTAGCAAGTGTTATTTTTTCTGTATATACTTGCCAGTCCATATCTTCTTCAAAATGTGCAGATTCTGGTCCACCTGATTTATAACCTATGGGATTAAGTATTCTAAAATATGCTTTATTATTTTTAATACCTGTTTCATATAACTGAACTCCTGAAATAAGCATGTGCTTAAAGTTTTCATCAGTCCAGTATTTTATTTTATCTCTTCTAAGTACAAACTCTGTAATTTGCTGTAACAAGGACTCTCTAGGAGACTTATAATCTTTCTTCATATACTTATCTGCATCTTCAGGAGTCATTGCTGCTGTTTTCTGAGATATCTCCTGCTGCATTCTTTCTTGTAACTCAGGAGCAAGTTGTGAAGGATCTGTAATATTATTTTCTGTTAACCACTCTTGAAATGCTTGATCCTCTAATGGTTTAAGTTGTGAGTCTTGTATCCATCTTTGATAAAGTTCTATTCTCTTTTTCTTCTTAAAATTAACATTTGTAACAGAAGAATCAGTAACAATAGGTTTTAAGTTAGTCATTTGTTGCTGACCATGTAGTGATTTACCTATAGGAATTAGTATATCAAAATGTGGTATGTCTTCTCCATTAAAATAAAAACCCTCTTCTTCTAACTCTCTAGAAGAAAAAGGACTTGTGATATCAGTTTTATATATACCTCTACCATTCCATAATCTATAATTAAGTAATGTTTTTTCTACATCTATTTGAGTATCATACATATAAGATCCATCAGCATAATAATCTATCCACTCTTTTAACCATGCCCAGTCTTTAGCTGCTTTATCTTCAAAAGATACTTTATGAGATTTTATACTTTGATCACTTAAAGGTACTCCTAATAAACTTTGTTCTTTCATATTAGTAATTGTAGTAATTATGATTTATATTTGCAGATTTTTTAGATATCTGCATTTTATTAAAATATGTATTTATTCCTTCTTTAGCAACTTCGGATGATTGTTGTATAGGAACTCTTCTTTCTTGTGATAACCATAGAGCAAGTAATTTTAAAGATGAAATATGGTCAAAATTACCTTTTCTATTATACTGTATGAGTTGTTTAAGTATCATAGGAGATTTTAGCTTATTTAGATTATAAAGTATTACTCCATTATCTAATGTTTTCCATTCAGTAAGTAACCATTGTCTCCAGAGCTGTTCTGCTTGCTCCTGAAGAGCTGGAGATGTCATATCTATACCTACATCATATTTCTTACCAGGATTCTTTACAGCAGCTGCTATAGCGTCTGTAGGTTTAGCTTGTAATAAATATGCCCACCCTTCTCTCTTACAATAACGTATGAAATCTGCTATATTTGTTTCTACCATAATTTTAGCATTATAATATATAGCTAATTGTACTGCTATTTCATGCACATCATCTACTCTATCTAATCTACCTATATATTCTGCTACAATATCATCTTGTAACCCTTCTGCCCAATTATTTTCAGATATACCTTTATAAACAATAATAGACGCAAGTGAAGTACCTTCTCCATCATCTCTATAAGGGTCATATACAACTTTATATAAAGATCTTTTTTGTGTAGGGTCTGGAACTTTTTCTTCAGGAGCTTCATAGAATACACAGCAGCCTTTAAGATTATTTTTATATCCATCTAAATTTGTAGATAATATAGGTTTTAGTCTATTATTAATATCTACATTTAAAATTACTCCTGTTTTAGTTTTATTCCACTCTAATTCTCCTTTAAAACTATATGTCTCATAAAGTTCTTGTATTTCTACCTTATTTAACTGATCTCTTAGCATAGCTATAGGAAATATATTAGATTGCCCACTTAAGAACATTTCAGATGGTACTAATGGTCTAGCCATCATATAACCATCTAATGCAAAACTATTATCTGCTTGTCCTCTTATAGCTCTTTCATACATTTCTACTTCATATGCTTTCTCTATATCTTGGTTACCATTTTCATCTCTAAAAGAATCATCCTGATAGTAAGCAGGTATAAATAATCCTATAGGTTTTTTTCTATTTTCCCATAAGTCATCAAAACCTAAGCAAGTGTAAGAGTCTGGATCTTCAAAAATAACTTTAGGTTCTTCTATCTTCTCCATTGAACCACCTGTACCTGTTCCTAACTGTGAGCCAAATTTATTTCTTCTTATAAGTGTAGTTTCATTAGATGCCCACATTTGTAATAGATTTGTAGCAAGACCTACTTCTTCTATTTCACTTATCATAGGTCTTGTACCTACAGCAGCTTCACTATTAGATTCATATGTAACATGTATAAGTTTTGTTCCTTTACCACCTACCTTTTCTACTCCACCTTCTTTATAAAGATATTCTGCTCTATAAGGAGATTTATTATTATTTACAACAAGTGTACCTAAAGTATTTTGAAAGAAGAACCCAGGTATAAAATCATCATTTTCTCCCCATGCACCAAAGTTTTCTTTTTGGTACTCTTCCATAAACTTAAATTTTTTAAGTAAGTCTGCAGATTTAGATGATAATGCAGCACCTACTACAATTTCAGGACCTTTCTTTATATCAAAATATGTATTATCAAATCTAGTAGCTCCATGAAATTTAAAAGTATGTGATAATAGAGCAGCAGCTATAAATGATTTACCTATACCTCTACTTGCTAACCATAATAAATTTAGTGCAGTATTTTCATATAAAGGTAGTCCTAGTGGCTTTTCATGCGTTTTATATAGATATTCTCTAGGATGTATGTATTTTTTATATGTACCATCTTTTTTATAAATATGCTTGGCAACAGATAATCTTTTTTTATCTTTAGGATTTAAATTTATATTTTGTTCTAATTTATATACAAGTATATTACTTGTATATTCATCATCATCAGCAAATCCACTAAAGCCTCTACATATCAACCAGTTAGTAAAAAATACCCATTCTATATCCCTTAATCTAGGTATAATAACTTCTGATGAGTTATTGCTCTCATCTTCATCTTCTATGACACAAAAATTAACATAATAATAAAGCTGTGGTGGACAGTATCTCCATCCACCTTCATTAGTTTCTTTGTTTTGATCTAAACCCCATAAACCTTCTATACATCTCTTTTCATGTTCTTCCCAGTAATCTTCATAGTCTTTAGTAGCTGGATGATATTCAGGATGTTCTTTTACAAGAAAAGGTTTTATATTATGGAGTATAGGAAATAATCTTACTACTTTATTATCAGTACTCATTTAAGTCTTTCTATAGATGTAATTATCTTAGTTTTAGCATTAGCATAATATCTCCATACTGCATAGTTAGGAGTACCATCTTTATTTATATCTATAATTTCTTTGCTTATGTAGCTTATTTCTTCCATTATCTTTAATTATCATTATTTATTATAACACACTCTGTTGTTAATATCATAGATGCTATAGATATAGCACTTTCTACAACAGACTTTGTAACTTGTACAGGGTCTAAAATACCAGCAGATTTCAAATCTACATATGTATTATTTTTAGCATTGTATCCTATACCACTACTTTCTAATAATACTTTTTCTAATACTATTTCACCATTCACTCCAGAATTACTAGCTATACTTTTTAATGGTATATATAATGCATTTTTAACAATTTGTATACCTAAATTTATATCACCTTTAAATTTTTCATCAGTATGTATCTGTTGAGAAGCATTTACTAAACTTAATCCTCCACCTAAAACAACACCATACTCTATAGCCGCTTTAGTAGCAAATAAAGCATCTTCTATTCTATCCTTTTTTTCTCCTATTTCTATATCACTGTTACCTCCCACATATATAACTGCTACACCACCTTGTAATTTTGATATTCTGCTTTTTATTTTAGATATTTTATAAGGATCTTCTGATGTTGTTTGCTTTTTTAAATTATTTATATGAGATTTTATATTTAAATTATTATCAGTATTATTTATAATAGTTGTAAAATCTTCACCTATTAATACTTTTTCTGATTCTCCTAAACATTCTAGTATATTTCCAGTAGAATTTGTTACTATTTTAGAATTAGTTATAATGGATAAATCTTCAAATAATGCTTCCCTAGTTTCTATATTACTAGAAGCTTTTACTACTATTATATCTAACTTACCTCTTATTTTATTTATAATAAGATTACTTATAACTTTTTCATTTATATCTTTACATATAATAAGTACTGGTTTTTCACTAGATAATGAACTTTCTAATACAGGATATATAGATTGTATATCTTCTATAATATCATTATATAATAATATACTTATATTTTTACTTTCTATTATATCTGAATTTATATCATTAATAAAATATTTAGATATATATCCTCTATCAAATCTAAGACCTATAACTTCTTCTACTGTTGTAATATTATTTTTACTTGTTTCTAATGTTATAGTACCTTGTATTCCTATTTTTTTATAAGTATTAGATATAAGTTCTGCTATTTTTTCATCATTATTAGCAGATATATTTGCTATATGGTATATAAAATTAGAATCATCTTCTACACTTATAATATTATTATCTAAATAATCTAATATAATAGGTATAGTTATATCCATACCAGTTTTTATTTCCATAGGATTTGCTCCTGCATTTATATACTTCATACCTAAATCTACCATAGATTGTACTAAAACTGTTACAGTAGTAGTACCATCACCTACATTATCTGCAATCTTAGAAGCTGCTTGTTTTATCATATTAGCTCCTAAATTTTCTATAGGATCATCTAAATTAACTTCTTTTGCAACTGTGACACCATCTTTAGTTACATGATGTCTAGTAGTATTATTACTTATTACTACATTTCTTCCCTTAGGTCCTAATGTTACTTTTACTGCATTTGCTAGTTTATCTATACCAGCTTTTAATTTATTTCTAGCCTCTAAATCAAAACTTATTATATTACTCATTATCTTTTTCTTTTTTCTCTCATAGAAAGCTGAGCATTACCTCTAACTTTACTTTTATTTTGTGAATCTAACATATTTTCTTTTACCATTTGTAATCCTTTCCACATTTTATCTAGCTTATCCATAATTTTATAATATTTTTCAAACTGTTTATCATCATCTAAAGATAAACTATCTAAAAATGTAGACATCTCTTCAAACTTTCTAGTATGTATTCTATGTAGAGATTCTTCTGTAGTTAATATAAATTTACTAAAATCACTTACAAGACCTTTATATTCTTCTGATTCTGTATCTACTTTATAATAGGATTTTTGTACTTCTTTTATTCTTTCTTCCACATCTATAATTCTAGCATAGGGATTATCATTATAATCTGCTTCTTCTATCATCCACATACTCCAACATATTTTAGATGCTACTTCTAGTTTATGGTTTTTATATACTTTATTAAACCAGCCACATGTAGATATAATAGGATTTTGTTCTTTAAAATCTAATTGCGGATTACCTTTAATTGCTGACATCTATTATTTTTATTTTAGATAATAATATTTTCATTTCTTCCCAATTAATGCAGTCAGGTTTATCTTTTGTATCTATAATAAATATATTATCATTTTCTATTATGGTTTGATTACCTGCATTATCTTCTACTAAAAATTCCCCATCTTCTGTATTATATGTTGTCATAATATTATTGTCCTGTTAAATCTTCTGCTATTTCTTTTACTAAATCTACTAGTTCATCTTCTGTTGCTAGAAACAAGTACAATTCTGTACCTTCATAATAAGCGTCATTAAGTTCATCAAACTGTTCTTTAGTTAATTCTAAAAGAGTTCCTAATGTTATGGAACCTGTTTTGTCCCTTTTTACTTTCGGTTGGTAACTTACTACCTTATGTCTTAATTTCATATTTATTTTTATTTATTATTTATTTTAACCATTCTTCTTCTTCATAATCTGTTAATCCACATAATTCTTTTGTGTAGTTTAAAGTTATTTCTTCCCCTATGTTTATCTCTTTTAAAGTTTCTAGTTTATAATAAGATCTTTTTCTATTATTATTACTAAATTCTACTACCATTTTTAAAGTACAGTTAGGGTTTTTGCTATGATTTATAAAACCTCCAAAATTTAGTCTTTGTAATTCTTTAGCTAAATGTGGTTCATCTATAATTAAATGAGAACAACAAGGTATAATTGTTTCTGTACTTATATCTTCTGTAGCAAATACACCTAAACCATGAATGGGTGATTCTTTTATTGTTAAATTATCTGGAAGCGGTTTATAAGACATTTATTTCTATTATTACTGATTTAACATATTCTTTTGCATTTCCTTTATCATAATCACCACGTACTCCTGTATAATATCTTATAGCTCCTGATACTTCATCGTTTTTTAGTTTATCTTTTATATACATTCTTACAGCAGCATTTACATCTTCTTCTGTTAATTCTATTACTTTATTTGTTATCATAGGTATTTTTTTACTTTTAAATAAGGAAACATTTGATGTATTTCTTTTGATGTTAGATATATATCTTTTCCAGTTTGAAGCTCTTTTAATTTATCTTCACTTAATTCTTTCTTTTTAAATAAATTATAAAGTTTTTTATTATATGCTTTTAAATCTGCTTCATATTTATTTTTATCAGGATATGCTGTATTTATTTGTGCATGTATATTATGTATCATTACTTCTAAATCAAGATCTGTTACATACACTTCAAATCCTTCTAGTAGGTGAAGTAATATTGCTCCAGCTGATGTCATTTGATGACCTATAATAATTTGTATATAATCTTTATATTTTTTAAACAATTCATAAAAAGCATAAGCAGCAATTACTGATCCACCTGGAGTACTAAAAAATATTATAAGTTTATCATTTTCATTTGTTTTACTTAACCCATCTTCTATACTTATAGAGAATTGCTCAAAGCTTTTTATATCTAACTTATTATCAAACATTATTACCATTACTTACATCTTTTATTATTACAAAAATAAGTAAAATTAAAATAGAAAAATTATATATAGATAAGGAAGTTCCCTGTAATACAGGTAATATAGAATACAGTAATGCTGCTCCTATAAAATATCGTATATAATTATTAATATTCATCCTGATATTCTTTTACTATTGTTATTTTACCTAAATACACTAACTCTTTTTCTTCTGTATCAAAATAACCTATACCTGTTCCTAATTTAACACCATTTTCCATTTCTGCATCATGTATTACTATTAGTTCTGTTCTACCAGGTAGGTGTTTTAATAGCTCTTTCATCTCATTTACTTTCATCTTGTAAAAATTTTATTATTTGTTCTTTAGGTACTAATGATAATTTATCTCCATCTTGTTTTACAAAAGTAGGGAAACTCATAAAAAATAATCCTAACTTAGTTCTATATTCTTTTATATTTGAGTTAATTTCACTCCAGTAATTTTCATAGGTAAAACTCTCATCATCTATTTCTACCCCGTTGTATAAAGAAATATATTCATATTCATAATCAGTTTTATCTATTATGTTTTCTATTTTACGTCTATATTCTTGACATGGTGGACACTGTTTTGTACTTAACTGTATTATTTTCTTACTCATATTTATTGTTTATTATTTAAGCGGACCATAAGGGAGTTGAACCCTTTTCATCTCATAGACAGTGAGATATAATAACCGTTATACCAATGGTCCTGGTAGCAAAGCTAGGAATTGCACCTAGAGTTTAGGGAAATGACCCCTACGTGTTACTTTTACACTACCTTGCGATATAATAGTAAGAGAGCTTGTAGATGTCTCTCTTACTGTTTTACATTTGGAGTTTATGTATATGTAAATACTGTGTCTCAAGATTATGATCTAGCAGTATTTGTGAAGTCATTTTACATTTCACCACTAAAACTTAATTGTATAGTGGATTTATCTTTTGTAAAAACATTAATTTTTTTTGTAAAATTTCCTGTTTCAGTATTTGTAAATATTGCTGTTACTTTATTATCTTTAACTTCACATTTTGCAGTACATCCACATGTTGGAGATACTTGTGATATCTCAGATGGATCTCCTTCAAATGGAAATTCTATAGGAACTATTTGTTCAGGAGTAAGTTTTCCTGGTAAATTAATATGCATATATTTAAAAGTTATCATCTTATATATTTTTTTCTTTATAATTATAATACTGAGTCTTTCTTAACTCATTCATTTCTTCTTCTGATTTCATAGGTCCCCATTCTAAATTAGAGCAACTTATATTTTTATCACTCATTGCTCCAGCTACATCACAGTTACAATTTACACACTTACCTTTTTGTACACATTCTTCACATCTAGCTACTCTATTTGCTATTTGTAATAATTCATTAGTAGTAAGTAGTACTCTATTTGTTTCATCAGGATCTACTCTTTTTAATTCTTTTTTTAAAAACCATAGGTACACAGCTTTCCACCTTTTAGGTGAAAATATGTGAGACCATTTATATCCCATTTTATATCTGGCATGTAATAAAATACATCCAATGATAAATACTATAACTCCTATAATCATTTTATAATTTTTATAATTTAACAATAACTATCATGTATATTTTATTATCATAAAACATCAGATAGTTTTTAATTATGTAGGATTAAAAGTAAACACTACCTTAAAAATCGAATGTAGCGGAGAAGAAAATATTAAACCCTAACAATCACTCCCTTTACTAAAAAGGTGAAAAGTCTTTTTAGGAGTGGCAGAGTGGTTTAATGCAGCTACCTGAAAAGTAGCCATACAGCAATGTATCATGGGTTCGAATCCCTTCTCCTCCGCATTAATAGGGAGACTTGAAATATAGTCTCCCACATTCGGATATATTTTTATAAGGTAAGAAAGAAAAGTGTTTAAAGATAAAAATTCCATTCTAGTGGTGGGATAGTTAAAAGGGATACTATAATTCTCTTATTAATTACTTCAAAATTCAAATAAAAATGAATAGTAGAAAACCACTTGTTTTATCACCTTTTGTAATTATCAATGGTATTTGTTGTGAACTTCTATGTGAACAACAAAACATTCCACTCTGTGACTGTAAAAATCTAACTTATAGCCCAAGAGATTGTATAAATTGCGGAAATTGTAAAAACAACTAGATGATTCTCTCCTACAATTAAGGTTGTAGGGGAGTTTTTAACTAACCCACTTAAAACACTAAACTTTCAAAAATATATTGCTTAACTTTTTAAACAATTTTTATAATGTCAACTAAAGATAAATTATTCAAAGAAAAAATCTTACCAATGTACCATCAATTACAAAATGAAATTAAAATAGTATTTGAAGAACATGGTATTTTATCTGATTTTATAGATGAAGATAATAATTTTATTTCTCCTGTCAAAATTAATAGATCTAACTCAACTGATTGTCCGTTAACAAGTCTATCCCCAAAGTTTCAAGCACACTACCGCGAAATTGCGCCAAAGATTATTCATCTTGTTTCTTCTTTTCAAGAGTATGTGTTCTCTCTATGGCCTCTGCAAGAGAAATAAATCCTTGGTTATCATCATATTCTTTTAATGATTTTATTAATCCTCCAACTGTTATATTTGTAGTACAGGAATAACCAGATTTTAAACCATAAGTAATAAGAGAATTTTCAGCGTCCTCATTTAAATATAACCAGGTATCACCTATAACTATATAAGGCTGAACATTTGTAACTTCTTTCATTTTTAAATTTTATATTTTTTAATATTTCTTTTATACCATTAACTCAAACTACTAACTAAGCTCGCTCAAACAACTTAAAATTTTTATCTTTATCTTTTAAAATTTCATCTAACATGCTTCTCCATGTTTCTGATGAAATTTCTTGACAACCATAAGAATATATTAACTTTTGTAAACCTGTAAATGCTTGTAAATTTGCGCTATTCATTATTTTTAATTTTGTATTTGTTTAACTCTATCTGTTCTTTGATCATAATATTTTTTATAAACATCATTAAACTCAGTTGATGAGTTCCATGCCATATCTAACATAATATGAAGCATTTCTAAATATTCATCACCACCATATTTGTATTCTGATGTTATTTCAATTAATTTTTCTTGTAATTTCATATTTTTTAATTTTATATTTTATTATTAAACCTACTGTAAAATAAAAGGAAGTAGTAAGAAATGTAAACTGTGCTTTAGAATACCAAAATGGACTTGGAGTGTATTCATTCCACTGTCTATGTTCTAAGTACAGGTTGGTTATTAATTTATTTATTAATCATTTAAAAAATTTTCAAGTATGAAAACAGAAAACATTTCAAAACTACTTCCTGAAAACGGGCTATGTTATTTAGTGACTTACATTGAGTGTGACACTAGTAACAAAAATTGTATTAATTGCAAGTCTAGTACTAAAATACTAGTTGATTGCTCGTTGTGTAATTGTTGTAAAGACGATTAACACTTAGCCTACTTGGAGTACCAACAAAAAGTAGGCTATTTTTAAAATATATTACTTAACTTTTTAAACAATTTTAAATATGGTGAATGAAAAACAAATAGATAAACTTTTTAGAAGTTTTATTTATGAAGTGATTGAACCTATTTTTAAAGAACATCCTGAATTATCTAAAGAATATTTTTATGATGATGGTATTTTTAAACCACCTATTTATAATCTTAAAGATACATCTAGTAATTATTCAATTATAACTATTGACCCTGCATTTGTAAAATTTTATCCAGAAATTTGTAAAACCATTCAACCAAAAATAAAAGAATATCAAGATATAATTAGTTCTTTCCATTAAAAAATACATCAACATTTTCAAAATTATTTTTTATATAGTCTCTCATATCAGATATAAGTATTCTAATTGAATGTCCTGTATTTACTTCTATACCATCTACACAGAAACTAAACCAATCATTATCATCTGTATCTGGTAAATATACTATTTGTTCTCCTACTTTTATATAATCTTTTTTAATATTTTCTTCCACTATTTTAATTTTTATACTTTAAATAAATAAAAACCCTACATAACATTGTTTAGCACGCCATACTCCTATCGTCGTACAGGCGGCTATACTGGGACGTTCTATACAATTAAGATTAAATAACAGCTAAATTATAAACACAATGCAACAACATGAAATTATTGGTGAAGTATGTTTAATGTCAACTTCAATTGGTGCCATTATTGAACTTTTAGAGTTAAAAGGTATTGCAAACAAAGGTGAAATTGAAGCATTATCTTCAACTAGACTTGAAACAATGTTACCTTATTTATCTAAAATAATAGCAGACCAAACTTTATTAAATAACGTCCAAAATTATATAGAAGAACATAAAGGCAGATTTTAAGGCACTAGCTTAACACCTGACCTTAAATAACTGAAAAATTCTCTACAATTTTTTGGTGGATTTTCTTTTAAACTAATCATTTTTTTTAATTTTTAAAATTTTATATAATGCAAAAAGTAATAATTGTAAATGTAAACGCAACACCTAATCAAGACGGTAATACAAAAGTTCCTTTTTCAGAACACGAAATACCTGAATTAAACAAAGCGTTATCTGAAGGATTCAGAGTTATAGAATTTCATCAGATTGCTCCAGCTCCAAATTTATACTGTTCAACTTTAACCTTTATTTTAGAAGCTTAGTTAACAACTTTAGAATATAGTAAAATACCTAAGAAATAAAGTTTTTTCTCTATTTCTACGCAAGTATTCTGATCATATTTTACTTTTAATTTAAACATATTTTAAAATTTAATTCTGCCAAATAATTACAGTTAAACATGACAGAAAATGAATAACTGTATAGAACAACGTTTAGCACGCAATTTTTCTTATCAGAAAAACAGCGGCTACACTAGGCGTTATTTTAAATCTGTTCTTATACTTTGTATCATTCTATCAGGTAAACAAAAAGTATGTTGATCTTCTATATCTACATCTGAGAATGGATTACGTTGATAAATATATTGTCCCCACTGTGATAGTATTCCTACATACATAGGTGGTTTTAACATTTCTTCTCTCTTAAGTGTAGGTTGTTCTCTTACTTCTCTTTCCCACTGTTTATATTCTTCACTTATTTTAGTCTTACTTACAAGAGAAGGAAGATTAACAATATCTCCAGGTTTAATATCTTCTGATGTACTAGCAACTACATAACCTATAGGTAATACTTTATGTAAAGATCCTAATGTAAATGTATCTACACTTTCTGTAAGTAATATACCACCTTTAGATACAGTTACATCTGTTAGCTCATGATAGTAAAATACTTTAAGTATTAAGTGATTTGGAGTAGAAGGAGTGTGTCCTTTAAATTCTGAAATATGATCTTTTTGTAACCACTCATTAAAAGATACTCTAATCTTTTCTTCTCTAATTTTTTCTAATTCTTTTTTTCTTGCTATTTCTTCTGGAGAATAATGTGCTCTAATATCATCCATTTCTTGTTCTAAACGATCTCTATCTTTATAGGGAGTATTTAATCCTAATGATTGTGCTAGCTGTATTTTACCAGTTACATCATCTATTGTTACTTTCTTTCCGTGCTTATTACTTACTGATGTTCTCATTACTTATTTATTATTTTATTTAAATTCTGCTGTTTGATTTTGTAATCTTACTCCTAATTCATAATTTATTTCTTTTTTTACTGCATCTATATCAGGAATATTATGTAAAGATTCATAAACTGTTCCTGGTCCTTGAGTATTAGGTTTACTCCTACCTCTTTGTAATACATCTAAATATTGTATTAATAAACTTACTTTGTATTCTTCCATTACTTACTATTATTTTCTATGTTATCTAATTCTTGTAATATATCTAAACTTTCTAATTCTTCTAAAGTTACTGAATCTAGATATTTATCTAAAGCTTGTTTAGATATTCTAGGTACAGTATAAATATCATCTTTGTATTTAAAATACTTCTGACCTTTTAAATAAGCTTTATATGCTTTTTTAACATACAGCCTATTATTAAAATCAGGATTAATACATTTACCATCTTCATCATAATGAAACTTAGGTAAATCATGAGTTATTGTACTTAATGCAAAGATTGTTTTTTCTTCTACTTTTTGTGCTTCTTTTTTATTATTCATATTTACTATTTATTATTTCTCTTATCTTACTTGCTGATTCACTTTCTTCTGTACTTTCTTCTATTAATATTCTATCATATGCTTTAATTTGGTATCTTATTATATCCCAATCTATTTTTAAAGCATTATCTGGATTTTTTTCTATAAATCTTATAACCATTGTAAATTTTTTATCTAATAAATATTTACTTGGTTTATATCTCCCTAAGTTATGAAGAAGTATATTTGGCATATCATCCATAGACATACATTCTTTTATAGATTTTAAACCATGATTAACAATACTTTCTATTACTTCTGCTTTTACTCTATGTTTTACAGATAGAGAATTTATTACTTCTTTATCTAAATGTAATCTCATTCTATTTTTAAATTATAGTTAATTTTTAAACTTGTAGGTATTTTCTTTTTAGAAAAATCTAAAAAAGGTATTAGTTCAAAACCTGTTGTAGTTTGCATTAACCATCCTTTCTTTTTTAAAATATTTCTATAATTATAAACATCTGCTTTTTTAACCCCCATCCTATTACATACTTCGTTAACCATCTCTCCCCCTTCTAGCAAGAATCCTTCATCAGATAATAAAATAGTATTTGCTAAAAATTGTTTTTCACGTGGTAATAAATAATATTTTGGTGGTAATTTTAGTAAAAGCGCCAGATCAATAATTTTTATTATCATTTCATATTTATCTTCTACTCTTATTACTTTCATTACTTATTTTATTTTACAAGTGCAAAGGTACAACATATTTTTATATATTAGATAGAATTATTAATATCTATGTTGATAATATAGGAGAATTGATCAATATATTAAATTATTTATTGTACCTTTGTGCTTTATTAATATATAAAATATATACAATGCAAATTTTATTTAACGCAGAAGACCATTCTTATAATGGTAAAAAAATTACTTATACATCTGTGAGTAAACTTATAGGTAAATATAAGAGACCTTACAACAGAGAATATTGGAGTAAATACAAAGCCTATGAAAAATTACTGGGACAAAAGGAATTTAAAGCTATTAGAAAGCAATTAGGACATCCTTTAGAAGATGATATATTATTTAGTGATTTATCTGCAATAGTGTCTCAGGAAGATTTAAATGAAGCCATACAAGAAGTTTTAAGTGAGTGGAGAAATAAAAATGATAAATCTATTAAAAAAGGTAATGAGTATCATAATTTTAAAGAAGATCAAGCAAAAGAATTAGGATATTGTGAGAACCCATTTACAGGTAAAAAGTATCCTACTATACATTCTACTAAAATAGAAGTTAAAAAAGGTGTGGAATACAGGAGTCCTGTTATTAGTAATTTATATGATTTAGAAGATGGTTTTCACCCTGAACTTATATTATGGAATGATGAAGTAAGGATAGCAGGGCAATCTGATCTAGTGTTTATAGATACTGTTAATAAAAAGAGATACTTTGATATAGATGATTATAAAACAGGTGGTAAAATAGATACATATAACTTTATGAAACATAAAATGCTAGATCCTTTATCACATCTTATGGATTGTAATTATAACTACTATAGGCTACAGATAAGTTGTTATGCATGGTTATTAGAACAAGCAGGATTTATTCCTAGAGATTTAGGATTTAGACATCTCACAACTCCATATAGATTTAAATATATGAAGAAAGAAGTAGAAAGTATAATGCCTAATTATTATGATTTTTAAATAAAATAAATAAATATGAATACACAATTATTAAAACAGTATAACACACAGCTAAACAAATTAGAAAATACTATAAAAGGTTTAGAGAAAGAAAGAAATGATATTAATACTACTATTAATAATTATAGAAAACAAATAGATGCTCTTAAAAAAGATATAAATAATCTATCTGTAAAGGAGATTGTTGTGACTGAACATGCTTTATTAAGATATTTTGAAAGAGTTAAAGGTTATAATTTAGAAGATATTAAATCTGATATTGTAAATGATAAAACAAAAACTTTAATAGAGTTTTTAAATGGTACTAAAGGTAAAGTACCTTGGAATGAGAATAGTCTTGTTGTAAAAGATAATACAATAGTAACTATAGAATAATAAAAAAGCCCTTTAGATTTGTTTGTCTAAAGGGCTTTTTCTTTTTAAGCATTTTTGTTTTTTAATCTTTTTACTTCTTCTTCCATCCACTGTTTATCTGCATCAGATAAAAACCATCCAGGTATATTTATATTTCCTATAATTAATGATAGAATTATATATAGAAGATTATTAAAAAATATACTATAGAAATTAATATCACCTATACTATAAGCAATTAGTATAATACTTCTTATAGGTAGTATCCATTTAAATATTATTAAACTTAATACAGATAACCATATTACTATTTTTATTTTTGTTGTCATTGTTTATTATTTAAGTCATAAGAAAATTTACTTATATCTGTTATAAAGTTTTTTAAATCATCAAAAGAATATGTAGTAAGTTTTACTTTGTGATCACTGTGATAAGTAGTAACATATATTAGTTTCATTGTATGATCTACTTTAGTACTTTCTCTTGTTATCATCTTGTTCATTTACTGTTGTACAAAATTTAGTATATTGCTTAATACAATATGGAGAGTTTTCAAACCACTTATTTAAAACCTTATCTCTTTCTTTCTCTGATTTAAATATTTGTTTATTTTTTATCTCTATATTATCTAGATCACAATTACATTCTGCTTCTAAAGTTTCAAATCCCCACCACACTACAGGTTTATATTTAAATTTCTTTATCATTTACTTATTATTATAAGGTGACCATTGTCCAGCAATATATATTCCATAATCATCACTAGCCTTTTTACCATAGTTTTTAGCATTCATAATAATAGTGTCTATATCATAACTATTATTTATACTGGAGTTACATATCTCTTCTATAATAGAAAAGCTTGCTTTAAAATTTTCTTTGGTAAATCTTTCTTTGTTAGATACAGTAGCGTCTAAGTTACTTATAAGATAAGTTGTATCTGTTACTTCATATACTTTCATTTTAAAGATATCAGGATAACCTTTACCTTTATATATACTACGTACTATATAATGATTGTTTGTGTTTAACTCAGTTTTCATTTTATTTAATTTTTATTAATTATATTTTATATAATATTTCTATATTTAGAAATAACCAAGATATATTTAAAGATCTTCTATTAGACCTTACGTTAAAGAGATGTCCTTTTAATATACTTATACTAGGTATTATTTCAAAAGGATGTACAAAAGAAAGATAGATTTTTAAAGTGTTCATATATGTTTATTTAAAATTTTAATTATTTCTGTTATTTTGTTTGTTTCTATATAATAAGGAAGTTTATCTATTTTAAAACTATATAGTATTTCTAGTGCTAGCGGTTTAAGAGATTCATATTTACTATAAAGTATAATGTCTTTAAATTTTAGGTATTGTAATACTTCATCGTATAATTTTTTAGTTCTTTCAGAAGATTCTTTTGTGTACGGATTATATTTAGCTATTATTTCTTTTTCTGGAAATGTATAAAAACTAGGTCCTGTTCTCATTCTATTATATATTTATTTAATTCTTGTTTTAATCTTTCTACTTCTTCATTTAATGTTTTATTTATAAGTTCTTTATGATTATTATATAAGCTTCTCATAAAATCTATTCTTATATCATAAAAAGATTCTACACTTTCTCTACCTGTATAAGATAAATTCATTTGTTCTAAATAATATCGTAAGGTATTTAATTTAGTATTTAGTTCTTCATAATCTTTATAAGCATCTACACATTGTTTATTTATTGTTATCATCCTACTTTATATTTTAATTTAAATTGTTCAAAATTATTACGTTGTAATATATATAAATTACCACATTCAGTTTCAAGTATTTCTTTGTAAGCATCTAAAACTATTTGTGGAAGTAATTCAATACTTGTTGTTATGTAATATTTTTGTAGATAAGGATCATCACTATGAGTGATTTTATAAAATTGTCCTAATCCTATAACATAAGAAGCATTAGTATCTGATACTATATTACCTTGCTCTAAAAAATTTATTTGGGTTTGTGTTAGATTTACTTCTAACCATTCTTTATTATTCATATTTACCTTTATAATTTATAAAACCATTATTTAATTCATAAATACCATCTGGTATATTATCCTTTTCTTCTTGTGTTAGTTCTCTACCTAAAATCAGTTCATAATATAATATAGCACCACCTCTACCTGTATGTGATATCATATTATTTTTAGGAATCTTTACCCAAGTATCTTCTACTATTTTTTGTATTTCTTCTAAAGTTGGTGGATTAGTCATTATATATTAATTTAAATATTTTAATTGTTATGTTTTTTGTATAAATAAAGATATATAGGGACTACAAAACATATATATCATAAATACAATTAAACTGATTATAGGGCTATCAATAAATTCCTCTATTAAAACTATAGGTACCATAAATAATAGCAGGAAGTGAATTAATAGGTAAATTCCTTCTTGTGTTCTAGTTAAAGGTTTAGATTCTTTACAAATAACTTTATAATTTTCTAAATACTCTTTATTATATTGATCTAATTTTTTATTTATATTCATTTAATTTTATTATTAATTTAAGTATTGCTAAACTTCTATTATAATGTTGAGATCTAAATTCATTTGCAATTACTGTTATTCTTGTAGGCATGTGTGTAAGTATTATATCTGTTCTTGTTATACCTACTTGTTGACCACCTTTAGGTCTATTAGAGTCCCATGATAGATCATCTCTATTATTATCTACAAAAGCTTGTAAGTCATCTGATACTATTAGTAGTATGTTTTCTAAATCTTTAATCATTTAATTATATTTTACCACAAAGGTACAACATATATTTAATATATAGGGTATATTATAGTAAAAT